AATACTTTAAAATTTGCTTACGAACGTTCATTTCTAAAGACTGTGAAGTTTTAAGTGGACCACAAATAAGTTTAAAAAACATTAGCGAAAAACGTGTTAAGAAAAGAAGTATTCAATTAGTTAAAAAGCCTACTTAGGCATAGCGTTACATAAATAATCCCAACATTTTTTGTCTATGTTATCTATAGTTTTAGTATCAACTAAGTGCTTCCTTATAGCTTCTAAGTTTTGCTCGGCCCAGCCAATATAGTTAGTTTCTTTCTGAAAAGTACTATCATCTACACTTATTCTAGAGTTTGGAAATTTTTGACTATAGTAATTTTTAAAAATCCACCGTTCTCTGTGCCATGTCAAATGTGGAGAGATCGAATTAAACTCACTAGAAATTTCAGAAAAGTAAAAGGGTGATTGATCTTTATCCCCAATCATGTCGCCTTTAAAAAATATACAGAATGACCAATGAAACATCCAATAATCATCATCAAAATCTAACCACTTCCACACCGGCTCTCTAAATACACCGTAATCATGATGTGTTGGGAACCATATAGGCTTTTCAACTATTACAGTATTACCTGTTTCGTATTCTCCTATGGGGAATTCTCTAACAAGGATAGAAGAATCTGGATCGCCGGTATTCTCTTTCCAATCTTGGTCAGGATCTACCTTATTAATCCACTTTTTAATTTCTGATTCACTAGTAAAATGCAGTCTGCATTCGTCGGTCCATTCGCCAGGTATTGCTGGCAAACTTCTAGCCTTATTAAACAATAAATGATGTCCAGGAAAAGAATTATGAGATTTATACCGATTTCTAGAATCAGTAGTAGTGTTATCTAAAGATTGGTCTCTAGACATGTCTTGACCGTTATACAATGCTGTTATATATTCGCCGCCTGCCCCAGGCAAATATACTAATACCCGTTGGTAATCCTTAAACCAATTAGCCATTAACTTTCGCCTGGGTCTTCTTTAAAGAATTCCATTTTGCCAGTTGGGAAGTTTTTAGGATCGTATTTTTCATGTTCTTCCATGGCTGGTCCATTTTCTGTTATAACAGGCCAGCCAAATTCATTAGAATACTTCCAGTTCCAATCTACCCACTTAGCACCGTGCTCAGTAGTATCAGGATGAATTGCTTCAACTGGACATTCTGGTTCACAAACACCACAGTCAATACATTCGTCAGGGTTAATAACTAGTGTGTTGATCCCCTCGTAAAAACAATCTACTGGGCATACTTCAACACAGTCTTTATGTTTACAATTAATACATCCGTCGTCTACTATATAGGTACTCATTTTATTTCCTTATTATTCACTCTGCTTATTAACTATACTATCGCTTATTTTTTTAAATCTTATATACGAATTATTAGCATACCAAAATCCTGCGGCAAATGATATTGCCATTGCAGATATTATTGCCAATAAATGCCAAATTATAAAAGTCATGTTATTCTCCTGCTTTTTGTTTTATTAATTCTTCAATTCCCATATCCTCATACTTCTCAAAGGGTTGGTGGATCCACGGACTAGTTTCTAAATAATCTACATAATAAGTTGGAGTGAACTGCGATATCCCTTTGACCCATAATGTAGCAGTACGAAGGTCATCGATAAAAAATCCCTCGTAATGTTCTAACCACTTTACACATTTCTCAAGTGTTAGACCCGAATCTGCTAAATCATCTACTAACAAAACGTTTGAACCTAAGTTAGGAGTTGTCTTTGCTAATGAGTTTCCAAATACAATTTGTCCTTGGCTGTCTTTGACGCCAACACCGTGATATGATTCTACAGACATTACTGCGAATGGTACATCAAAAATACGAGCAAGTATGTCACCTACTCTTAGTCCACCCTTTGCGATACAAACTATCTGATTAAACTTGTAACCGTCGTTATAAATTTGTATTGCTAAATCTTCTATTGCCTTGTTGTACTCGTCCCATGAAATAAACAAATTACCGCTATCTTTCATTTCTGCCATTCTATTCCTCCAGTAAGTTAATGTGTAGTGCTACTAAATGAGCATAAGCAACCGCATGGGCTTTTTTAAAATAATAACTGCCATCCATTGGCTTATCCCATACTGTTTTTGCTATTGCTTTCCATTCATAGTTTCTTAAATTTGCTTTGCCTGGTCGCATTACTGCTAGAAACATTGCCATTCTAACCATAGTATCTGGCTTCAAATATTTTAGTAAATCAAAATGATTATTAACATGTATTACTTTTTTACAAAATTCGCTATCAGTCCATAAACGTTGCCAATTAGGTTCTTTAGCAAGTAATTGATTCATGTGTTCTTCATTTTTTATTCCGTTGTATACATTTACATTTAAAAAGTCTACCTTAAAGTATCCTCGGTCTTCTGCCATTTCGTGATCAATACTTGCTTGTCCCGACATTGGATCAATCGGTATATCAATAAAGTAAGCACCAGTGTTATGCTTCTTACCATCTTTTAATGTAGCCGGAATATGCTTTAACTTGTATAATATGTCATCTCTGTTAGCAAAGTCAATATCAATGTCTGGTAATTTATTCATTAAAATCCTACTTCTTTTAATGTTTCTTTGACTATTTTAGATTCTTTATTAAACTTTATAAAATGCTGTCTCCAGTAATCAGGATCAATATACTCGTACACCATCTGTACTTGTTCATCATTTAACTTACTTAAAAACTCTTTGCCGGTACTTGTATTAAAAATCAGCCAACAACTGATACGTCCATTAATAATGTCTTGACAAATTTTGTTAGTGCTGTTCGCAAAAAAATAACTACTGCTTTGAATATTATCGCCTGCTCCTTCGGCCCATTTGTCCATTGTGACCAAACTCCTAGTTAACGCATCTTCCCAATGTTCTGTTTTAAGGTAACTTGCTAACCAGTCCAAGTAATACTGTTCTGTACACCAACGATCTAGTTTAAACTTACTTTTAATAACATATTCTATATAATTTTTTGTATTTATAACTCTGTAATCAATCAAAAACTTACCAAACTTTATAAACGCATTATAATAATTGCTTTTGACAAAATCAGCATAGTTAACTTTGTTAGAATTGGGCTGTGTTTGTTTAAAGAAAATAATGTATGCTTGTAATCCTAACCGTACATAATTGTCATGTTGTTGTTCCCAACGTCTCTTGGACTCACACATATGAGCTAATAATGTACCTTCTTTTACAAAGCTACGTTCACAATATTTACAAGTAAACTTCTTGGGTGACTTGTAAGTTGTTGCGGCTATTTTAATTATGTCTGCCATTTTAGAACTCACTTTAGCTCAGCTTTTATATCAGCATCTTGCCACCCTAGCAATATCAGTTGTTCTTTAAGTTCTTTTTTAGTTACAAGGGTTGACAAGAGTTGTACTTCATCTTCTTTCATATTAGGATATAATTTCCTAATAGTTTTATCAAACCCATTCTTACTAGCTTTTGCTTTTTTCTTATGAGGGATCCATTCGTGAAATTGTGTTCCCATCTTTGGACTTATTGTAGTTAATAACAACCAATGTAACTTCGGATGCTTCGAACTGCTTACATCAAAAAAGTATTTATTAGTTCGTTCGTTGGTAGCTCTTAAATACCACTGTTGTAAAAGTTCTTCACCTTTAACACTTGAACTATATCTGTTATACAGATAAGGCGAAAATGCTTTCTTTTCGTCATCTGAAAGATTATCCCAGAATTTTCTATCCTTGCGATCAATTGCCGGTAATACTTTATTCAGCGGTAAACTCATCCCCATGCTTTTCCTACATCAACTATCTCGTTGTTTCTTGTTACTTCCTTTACAAAGAAAGCACATTTAGGCTTTGGCCCATCGTGTAACGGTACTGCTAATAATTGCCCTGCTTTTAACTTTGGAAAAAACCATCGTACTTCTTGATACACGTCAACAATTTCAACTGGGTAAAAGTCTGGTTTAAAATCAGTTAATTGATTAAACACGAATGCTTTAAATCCTCTATCATTGATACTTGTTAAACTTAAAACTTCTAAGTCTCCGTGATCTTCTTCTCCAATAAGCATACACCAATCTAAGGGCATCTTAATTTGGTGATCTCCAATTTTAAGCACTAATGCCGGGCTATTGAAGCTTTCTAAAAATATAAGAGGTATAAAAAAATAATCCGGGTCAGTTGGATCTGAATTATCTAATACGCCGAATCTCATATCATCTACTTCGTCGGGTACCTCTGTCATTGGAAAGCATTTATTATCTAATGTTAATATTTGACTCATATGTTATCCTTGTCCTTTATTATATAGTATAGCACTATTTTGCTTGCCAGTCAACTTTTTCTACCTGGAAAGGGTATTTTGCTTCTTTATAAAAATTCTTACGTTTTGTTAAATGCCGTTTAGCAAACTTACAAGTGCTGGTAATATCCCACACCTGTACAAAATCCTTGTCTTCGGCTTTTCTTATTCCTCGTCCAATACTTTGTATAACCCTAACAAAACTCTTGCCAGGTTCAACTAAAACGAGATTAAAAATTCTTGGTATATTAATTCCTACAGACGCTACTCCGTAAGTTGCTACAATTATCTTTCCTGTAGCATCTGCTACTTCATCGTAGTGTTCTTTTCGTTCAACACCCTTAGTAGAACCTGAAATGAATACTGCCCTGTCTCCGATTAGATCTACTAACTCGTTTCCGGCACTAATCCTATCTACTAAAATAAGTGTGTTGCCTGTGTCTGATATCTTGTTGAACAGTTTAGACAAATACTCAAGTCTTTTAGGATCAGTTAATAAGTATTTTAGTTCTTGTTGGTATCCACCATAGTCGCCATAGTCTTGTAGTTGTACCACATTTACATTACAATTTGCCAATACTCCCTGTGCCTGTAAATCACTTGCCTGTATTCTTGCTGTTACATCACCTAAACTTACTTGTAAACTTTTCCATTCAAAGTTTTCTTTAGGTATAGTTCCTGTTAGTCCCCAACGAATAGGTACATGGGCGAACACGCTAGTCAGTAATTGTTTTAGTACTTCAGCTTTTGCCATATGTACCTCATCAACCATAATACACACTACGCCCTCTATAAACTCATCTATAGGAATTAATGCTTCGGCATTTTTTGTTTTCTTTAATAGTATATTTAAACTTTGCCAAGTACAAATTGTATGTGTTTTACCGAACTCTTTTCTATCGCCATAAAACACCCCAACGTCGAGCCCCATGTTAACATAGTCCTCTTCTGTTTGTGTTACTAATGATTTGTTAGGTACAATTACTAAACTACGACCATATGGTTCTACTTTATGACTTAGGATTGCTGTTATTAAAGTTTTACCAGCACCAGTGGCAATTTCTTGAATGCTTTGAGGATTTTCTAAAAACTTATTAATAGTTTCTATTTGATAATCCCTGATTGTAATTGGTGTGCCTGCTACCGGGTGCCGCTCGGGCCAGTTAATATGACTATACGAATCTTCTTGAACTGCTTCAAAGTCAAAATTGGTTTGATATTCGCGTTGATCATTTAACTCAATATCATAATTAAGTTCTTCTAGTACTGGAATAATATCTGGTAATAAATTAGTAAAAGTAGAACCACCTAATTGGAAAAATGCTATCTTACCGTCCCAACGTCCTAGTCTTACTGCTGGTAGATATCTAGCATACGGTACTTCGTATTTAAATTTATTTGATAATGTTTTACGAGCATGAAGGTCTAACCCCTCAAACTTAACGTTGACTTCATCTTTTATATGTAATATACATTTACTCATTAAAATAATTCATCGCTATCTACTTGCCAGTCATTTTCCTCAGAAGACGGTGTAATATCTATTACTTTACCACCTTGGAATATGTTTCTTTTATTATACATACCGTGTCCTATTGTTACATCAGCTTTAAAATCCCAATGCTTATTTTGTAGCCTGCTCATCCTGTCGGTTATTATTAACCTTGTTTTCTCTGTTGGTTCAGTTGCCACATTAAGGTCACCAAACACTTGATTCTTACTGTTAATTACTACATCATCAGTATTGCCAAACTTAACTCTATACCATTTAATAATCTTGTTTATTTGCTCAATATTAGAAACAGAGTGGCTTGTCATTCCAACCGCAATTTTTTCAAATCCCAAATCTAAACATTCAAACAATACAGTCGACAACGGCTGTGTTAATGCCACAAACCCAGCTGTTAAAATATCTTGTTGTATTTTATTAAAATTATACTTGGTTAATACCGAATTGTCAAGATCTATTGCCAATAATCCACAACTTTTTACTTGTTCTAATATTGTTTTACTTTTAATATGACTATCCCAGTATTCCTGTAATTCAGTTGGAGCATTATGTATTTCTAAAGATGAATCATCGTTAGCAGAAGCATATATTTTATACTTGTTTTTATTTTGAATAATGTCGTCTAATTCATTATAATATTGTACACTTTCTGATGAAAACTCAAATGTATATGCCTTAGCCCAATTATACAATGTAATAAAATTCCATTCTGTATTATTAAAATCCCATCGCTTCTTATCAGCATTCCACTGTGACTGTGAATTATGTATCAATACGTTTTCTCGTAGCATTAAATTAAGTTCTTTAATCATATCTTGATTATAAGGAAAGTATAAATGAATTAACTCCTCTACCATATCAAATCGCTTACTGCGATCAACTATTCTAACATCAGTACGAAACTTAGGTTCTTTGACAAGTTGTAAAACATCAATTCCAAGTTGCCTAAACTGCTTACGATATTTACCTGTTAAATTTATAGCAAGTTCTCGTTGTCTAGTAGTCATTCCTAGACCACGTTGTATATAACTGCTTACATTATTAACAAAGTTTACATCATACCTTGCTAACTTTACATACATACCAATAACTGTATGTCGACCGTTAGGAATTATAGGAGGTGCCACAGCACCTGACATTACTTCAATACAAAATTCTATATCGTTAGGTAACAGCATTTTCATAATAATACATTCCTATAAAAAATGGGCGGGTGTCAATTCCCGCCCACGGTTGCTTGGTTCGGAGTAACTATGCGGCCCGCTTCATACAGGTCGATACAGCCAAGCTCTGCCATTTTTCGGAAATCTTCTTAAGGTCACCAACTTTAAGTGCTGTCCTTAAACTCATTTCACGAAGCCTATTTCGATTTTCGTAAATGAAAGCAAGTATTTCTTCTTCTTCATCTTTACTAAAACCGTAGCCTTGAAACAAATCACCCTTGTCAGCAATTTGTTTAATCCTTAAAAACTTATCTCTCATAGTATCAAGAGTAAGATCTAAATAATGACACCTTGACATAAGTGCCTGTAAATGATCTTGTAGTTTTTTAGATCTAATATGTTCAAAATTAAGGTTAGTAATAAAACAGGCTGATCCATTGAAGTCAAACTGATTAGGTATGCCTTCTGCCCTCAACTTGGAACTATCCGCACTCCACATTAAAGTTCGTTTTTTACCACTATCCAACGCCGCCTTTAAAATGTTTAAAGCTAGATCGTCTAATAATACAGAGTCACAGTCATCAAACACAACAACATTGCCAGGAGCACTATACTCATAAAGTTTAGCATAAAGTCCTAAGGCCGTCATCGCACCTTTAACAACAACATACTTTCTTTTACTAGCACTGATATCATCAAACAAACTATGTTCATCTAATGTTTTTTCAACACCATAAGATTTACCAACTCCCGGAGGACCTGTTACAATTAAAGCACGGATGTCGCCATTTTTAAGACTTCCTGCCATCTCGTCTAAAATGTCAAACCGTTCAGTAATTTCCTTGATACGCTTTTTATCGCTAACTTGAGAGCTAAATTCACCTTCAACTTGGTCTTCATTCATTCCCATCGCTTCGCATTGGTCTAAATAATCTCCTTCATCTTCGATAAAGTTAAAGCCTGTAGGCTTAACTGTTACCCTAATCTTAGCAT